TTCGTAGATGGTGTTGCGGCGTTCCTCCCATTGGGTCTTGTCGGCGGCATCGACCCGCACCCAAGCGTGGACAGACTTGCCGCCGGAGTCCACCAGCAGGCTGATGGGCAGGTTGGACTGCTGGAAGATAGCCATCTGCTCGTCCTTGGACTTCTTGTCGAACTCGACCAGCACATGGCGATACGAGGCCACGGCGGAGTCAGTCCCGGTGAAGTCATCCTTGGTGAACGGGTTGATGCGTATCCAAGCCCCCTGCTCGGACTCGGCAAAGTGCTTGCCCTGCTTCGCGCCGGGGCCGAAGAACTTGGTCAGCCACTCGGCGCGCGTGATGAAGATGCCCTTGGAGGCCGGGAACCACTTGCCCTCATCGGTCTGCCCCGCCTCGTTGGTGATGCAGATCACATCCTCGTCCTTGAAGCAGTTGAGCAGGACATCGGCGGTCGAGTACGGGGTCTGGTTGTCCACCATCTGCGCCAGCACCGTGGGGTCGAACACGAAACGACCGTTGGCCCCGACCTTGCGTTCCTTCCCAGCGGTGAGCCAGCCCTTCGGCTTCTCATGCGGCTTGACGAAGGCATCGTTCAACTTGTGGCGGAGTTCCTTCTCGCCCCACGGCGGGGAACAATGGGACTTGTTCCACTCGTTGAGAAGCATCCAAGCATCATCGTAGCCGAGGTCGAACCCGTTGGCGAGGATGCTGGCGGCGCGGTAGGTTGCGGGATGACCGCCCTGCCCGGAGTTGGCGGGAGGCAGTTTGGCGAGGTAAGCCCTCGCACCCGTGATGCGATCTTGGATGGTCATAGTTGGTGGCGAACACCCTTGTTGACCTTCTTAATCGTGAAAGGCAACTTCCATCTGTACTTGCGCGCACAGGTCACCCGGAACTCCTGCCTATCAGGGTTGACCACATTGTAGATGTTGTATTCAGCCCATTGGTTGGCCTCATCCTCGTCCATCTTATCGTATCCCATGAGTATCTGGATGATGCGCTCATGGGAATAGATAAGCACCTTATCCTTCGACATACCTACGATGGCGTGATCGTAGACTTCCGAAGGCTCAATGCGAATGGCGTAATCAGCGTACTTTTTGTTTTTCGACATAATCAATTCGTTTGCCAATCCAGTTCATCACCGGGACGCACATACTGTTGCCAAGGGCTTCCTGTCGGAGCGTGAAGGCAGGCTCATTGCCCTTGAACATCACATTGGTCCAGTCACGGGGAAAGCCTTGAAGGCGCTCCCATTCACGGCAACTCAAGGAACGGATGAAGCGGTCCGTAGCCACATGAGGGCATTGGTCACCGCTTCTGCTCAACAGGGTCGGGAAGAACTTGGTGGACGGTCTTGCTCCGGCCTTCCGCCTCAAGTTTCCGGGTTGGAACGAGACAGCCGCGCAACCTTCGTCAGAGCCGTCCTCAACAGGTTCGGCATCTTCTTCTCGCGCGCTTCCGCCCTTGCCAGCATCTCGGAGCAGGCTTCCGCGCTCAAGTAGCACCGAGGCGGGGTATCGCCAATCGGTTCCAAGATGTCCGACAACGAACACTCGACGGCGTTTCTGGGAAGTTCCGAAGCCGGATGAGTCCAGAACCCGGAAGGAGAGGCAATACCCCAGTTCGACCAGCGAGCGCTGGAAGGCCAAGAAGTCTCGCCCGTGGTCGGAGGATAGAACTCCAACGACATTTTCCCAGACGATCCATCGTGGCCGGAGTTTTCCAGCAAGACCTCCAAAGGCCATTGCGAGTTGACCACGGATGTCATCCAGTCCTCCTCTCTTGCCCAAGATACTGAATGACTGGCATGGAGTTCCCCCAACGAGAAGGTCAACTGTTCCGGGTTCGATGGGCCATTCGGCATATTTGGTGAGGTCGCCATAGTTGGGTGTGTTTGGAAAATGATGCTTGAGAACCGCGCTCTGGAAAGGCTCGATTTCGGAGAACCCGACGGCCTTCCAGCCAAGCGGTTCCCACGCTACGGATGCGGCTTCGATGCCGCTGCAAACGGATAGGAACCTCATTGGACAAGGCTCCCCCATTGTTGGGCCATCGCATCAGCGATGCCTTGGAAGGTCTTGGAACGGTACTTCATCCTCTCAAGAGGTGGTAGCCTCATGGACTCCATGTGCCAGATGGGGTCTTTGCGACCATCCTTGTAGATGTGGAACTTCGGTTCGACAATCTTGGTGGGTACCAACGCCGGCAGGTTCTTCAGCCACAGCCCGGTCTTTTTGGAATGTGGATCACCAAACTGCCAAGGCTGGATATATTGCGTAGGCTTGCGGTACATGGTCGAGACAACGCCCACCGGGTTCTCAAGGCAGATACGGGGGATGTTGCACTCAAAGAGACGCTTGAAGAACTCCAAGGCTTCCTCGCGCTGTTTGTGCCTATCGGGGAAACGATGGGCGAACTCCGGCTTCATCCACTTGTTGCCCGTGACGGTCAAGTAGGTGCAAGGCGGGTGGGCAATCATCATGTCCCATTCGTTGTTGTTGTTGTCGTCGATGAGATCAAAGACGCTCCCGGTGTAATGCGGCCCCGGGACATCCGTGGGCAACAAGTCACAGGAGATGGCTTGATGTCCGGCCTTGATGAAGGCATCACGGACGGTTCCAGAATACTCGCAGGCGATTAGGATTTTCATGGTGGCGAGGCGGACTTTGCCCGCGCCAACCACGCCGTCAACCGTAAAAGGTTATCATCGTGATCCGACCCTTCACCTCGCGCCGCAGACGCACCGCCTTCAGTTTCCCGGCCTTGACCAACTCGTTCAGATGCCGCCGGGTCTGCGACCTCTGCAAACCGAACTGCTTGGCCCAGCCATCCACATCGAGATACCCGGGCGGCGGCTCCTGCTTCGTCCGATTGCGAAGGTTAGCAATCTCCTCCAGCAGACGCTGGGCTTTTACAGCGGTAGTTTCCATGTGTCAGAGAAATCGTGGATGTGTAGTTTCGGGTGCAGGGACAACTCGTTGTACTCGCCGTAGACGAAGCCCTGCGACCAAGCCAGCGTACTGATGCGCGTGTTGGCGTATTCCATAGCCCCCCGGCGGGTCAGCGTCCCGACCGAGATGCCCAGCGAAGGCGTGAAGGTGCGTCCCGCCTGTATGCTGGCCTTGTGCGTGTGGGCGAAGATGACATTTCCATACACCCCCGCCATGTCCCGGGCCGAGTTCTCGTTGTAGATCGTGCCGTGGGTGAAAGTGTAGTTCGACAACTTGTAAGCCTGCCAGACCCCCGTGTAGGGCAACATCCGCGCATGAAGTTTCAAGCAGGTCGTCTCAATGGCTTCGATGCTCGTCTCCGCCGCCATTGCCCGTAGTTGGTTGTGGCTACGGCGGTCCCGCCACAGGCGCGCCTCATGGTTTCCGCACAAGACCGTGGTACACTCCATGTTGGTCAAGAACTCGATGCCCCCCATGAGGTCCGGCTTGATGGCATCCCCATCCCCATCTGAACCGCCCATGAAGGCCGACATATCCGTGAAGTCCCCGAGGTGGATGACCTCATGCGGGCGGTAGGCTTCCCGGAACCGCAGGACGGCCTCCAGAGCCTTGGGATCAGCGTAGATGCCGTGGGAGCAACCCACCGCCATGAACCGCCGCCAAGGGGACACGATGTTCATTCGCGCAACTTCTTGACCACCTTGTGCTGGTACTCGGGGACGGTGCGGTGCTTGCGGGGCGATGCCTCATCGACCGCCAGCAGGATGGCAACGGCCTCTTGCGGGCTGAAGGAGACATGGATGTTGCGGGCCACGCCTTGCCCCAGCACACGGCGGAGCAGGGCGATGCCTTGCGTGTATCTTTTGCCCTTGACCCTATCGGGTTTTAGGAACGGGTGGGAGGGCGGATGGGAAAAACCGGGTGAACTGTTTGTCATGGAGTTGCCAATAGTGGATGGGCTTGTGTTTGATGTGGGGGTAGACTTCGGACATCCACTTCCACAGGCGGTGATCCCAGCAGAACCAGTTGCCGCCTTCCCAATGGTCGGCAACGAACTCTGGGTTCTCGACCTTGCCGTTCTCGTAGACGGCGAATAGGGCATGGCGGGGGACTTTATCACGGTAGGCTTCAAGGGCTAGGGGGGGCTTCATTTGATGCGCGGCTTGTATCCAATCTCAAGAAATAGGGCATCCCGCATCTGGCGGGCTTCCTCGATGTCCTTGGACAACTTGCGAAAAGTTTTCTTCCCGTCAATAACCCAAGCCACATACCACATCTGGGAGTTCTGGGTCTTGAACAGGTTGCGGTTTGGATTGCTGGCTACCCGGTCAAAGTAGTTCTCATCCACCGGGGGGGTGCCGTAGCCGACATTCATCAAGGCCAGAACTTTCTCGATGGGCATCCCGAGGGACTTGGCGCGCTCGTTGACGGTGGAGGAGTATTCAGCGGTGGCTAGGGAGCCGTGGATAGGGTATTGGGTACTCACTTCTTCTTGGGGTGGAAGTTTGGTTTGCCGATGGAGGTGTCCCGCCAGCGGTCGTAGGCGTGAATGAGGTCTGGGGTGGCTTCGCCTTTGAGCATGAGGACTAGAACCTGCCGACCTAGGGCATCCCCGGCATCCTTGAGTTCACGGGCGCGGTGGGCGTTCTCGATGGCCTTCCGCTTCATGGGATGATCGGGCATCACGGCTGGCCTCCATTCTCTATTTCACGAAGCCGCTGACGCATCTCAACGCTGTCCATAATCGCCTTTTGCAGCCGCTCAACCTCGGCCTTGAGGCGGGTCTGGTCATCAATCAAGGCGGCGACCTGCGACTGCAAACCATACACCTCGTTGTTGGCCCTCTGCCATTCACGCACAAGCCTGTCCTC